CCTACAGTTTGTTTATTCGATAAAGTAAGCGTTGTATTACTTATAGATTTAACATGACAAGGAGCTACTATTCCTGTACCTGTTATTGTTTGTCCCACTTTAATGCTAGAATTAGCACTTGAAAGAGTTATAGTTGTTGACTCTGTAACAGACCCTGACGTAGTTCTTGTAGTGCTGGTCCCGCCATCTATTCTAAATAAATCTCCTGCTATATAGTCTGATTCAAAAGAAGTACCTGTTCCATTTATTTGATTAGAGTATTGATTTACTTGAATAGTACCACTTCCTGCTGTTAGTCCATTATTTGAAGCTCCTACTTCTTTTATATAGTTTACAGGAGGAGTACTTGCTATATCTGTATGTACTTGTATAGCTTTTAATTTGTCTGTACTTTCACTTGCATCAAAGAGTAAGAAAGCAGATGCATTAGCTCCCATAAGTGCAAAGGATTGTTGATAAGTTGCAGCAGTACTGCTAGTGTTTGAAAATATTTGTCCGTCTGGTGAGGTTATAACATAAGTGCTACTACCAAATGAAACTGTACCGTTTGAAGCTAAAGTAACTGTTTGATTTACTTCTCCGCCTTGCTGTAGTTGCTCTAATCTTGACTTTGTAGGAGGTAACAGTTCTCTTGGAGTTATTGTTACTTCTCTCTGTAAGTAAGTTGATACAGTACCAATAGTTGACTTTGTTCTAATTCTAACTAAATAAGTTCCTGCTTTAATTCCATTTAATGTTATAGCTTGTTCGGTAGTTCCAACAGATACAATTTTTGTTTCATCTAAGAAATTATGCTCTATTTCAAAACCATTACAAAACTTAAACTTTGAACCGTCTTCATTTAAAGGATAGTCCCATGTAATTGTTGCTCTATACCCTGTAATATTTCCGTCTTCGGCTGAATCACTACTATCCTCTGGAGATACATTTACAATTAAGTTTTTAGGTGAAGGTATTACATCCTCAGCATCTGGAGCTGTTTTTACAGGTCTAGGTCCTAGTTTAAATCCTCTTTCTATTTCTATAAATTTATTTTTATGATAAGCGGAAGCTACAATATCAAATTGCATTTTGTCTTCTTCTTTTATAGATATTAGTCTAAATTCTTTAGCTGTTCCTGTTTTTTCTGTTCCGTCAGTGTTGTATAATTTTAACGCCCACATAACCTCTGTATTAGGAACAGATGTAAAGGCACTAGCGACTGTTAGTGAGTCTACATTTCCTGCTGAAGTATTTACTTTTTGTTTTTCTACTCTTATATTTTCTGACCATATTACATCAATTGCGTTATTACTGTCATCTTTTGCATTTGCTGCTGCTGTTGAACTTGTTATACTTACAAGAAGGTCTCCTTCGTAAAAAGTTGTTCCCCCTACTACTGCGGACTCTTCTCCTAGATAAGCTCCTCCACTTGGATAAATTAAATGTAGTTCATGTTTGTAGGTGCTACTATACGCAGGCAAAGTAATAGTTCTATCTAAAGGTATTACTGTAGTAGACCTTGTTCCTGTATTTGACACACGTCCTGAGTATGATGACCTATCTCTATCTGAATCTTGTACTAGTATTATATCTCCGGGCTTTAAACCAGTAGCATTTATAGAAGTAGAAAAACTTACAGTTTCTTTTTCATTCTGCTCACTTAGTAATTTCCATTTGCCTAGTCTATGTGCTTGTCCTCTAGAAGTACAACCAAAAGCAAGAGACTCTGCTCTTACAATTCTTCCTGTATCTGCTATGCTCTCATAGTCTTCTACATATTCAGTAGATTGTCTAAAATTATCTTCTGGGTCATTCCAAGTAACTTTAACTTGGTTAGTTCTTACTCTATCTCCTGTTCCTTCATAAGTAAAGCTTCCTCCTATAACATTAGCTTTTGAAAAAGCATATACAGGTTCTTTAGGTCTATCTACTGAAAGTGTTAAAGCTCCTTCATTCCATAGTGCAATACCTCTAAAAATACTACTAAATTGTTTTAATACTTTGGTTGCTTCAGAAGCTTTTCCTAAGTATGTATTACATGTAAATCTTGGCTCTGTGCTACCATTTCCATCTGGTACTAATTCATCACAATATTTTGCAACTCTAAATAACTCGTATATATCTATTTGCGATTTATCAATAAACTGCCCAATACCATATCTTTCATTTGTCAATAAATCATAAAAAATCCAAACTGGATTATCACAAAAAACTTTAGTATGATTTATAGAAGTAGAATTAAAGGTTGAAATATCTCCTCTAAAGTTACCGTCCCAATTTTGATAAGTGGTTTCTGCAGCTCCTGAACTTATATTTCTTGTATATGCTGCTGCACCTCCAGTTTCTTCACGAGTACGATAATTAGTAGGAACTTGAATTTTCATTCCTTTTAGTGTGTAAGACCGTTTAGGTAATGAACTATTAAAATCTTTTGCATTGAAGCCTACTGCTGCATACGCTGTGTGGGGATAGCTTAATTTATCTTTTGTTATACTTTCTACAGTTGCTAGAGTACATGGATTAGTGTGTTGAAATGAGCCATCTTTAAAGTTCAAGTCATTTATTCTTCTAATACGAATTCTCCAGTTATCATATGGTTGAAACTGTTCTGTGTTTATTAAAAACTCTTCTGAGAAAGAAGCATATTGAGCAGAAGAAGGTTTTACATAACCATTATTAGGTCTTGTTGAGTTACCTTCTGAAAACACGTTAACATTTGTACCTCCATTGCCCCCTGGTCTGCTTAGTAGTTTAGCATTACTACTTCCAAAAGCTAGTTCGGACGTATAGCTTGAACCTCCATCTGTGCTATATTCAAAAAATATCTGTAACTCAACAAAAGAAGGACCTTTTGCTCCAGAAGAAGATTTAATAGCATGACTAGAAGGGAAGGTAAAATTTAAATGAACTTCATCTATTTCTGAAGGATTCGATGCTCCTAGGAAAGCTGCAGTTAGTAAAGTATCTGCTGCAGTACCTTCTGTCTGTGAAGGCTCATCTAGTTCATTATTATATGCAGAATGTAAGTTTCCACTTGTACCCACATTTGCTCTTAAATTATTTTGTAACATTTCTATATTTGGACTAGCTATTACTGAAGCCTGTCCAAAATCAGAATCTATTATTAAAGGTGATTGAGTTTGAGTACCTACTTTTAATCCAAATTGTAGGTTATCAATATTGAATAAACTTTTAAGTTTTGTATCTGCTATATCTGCACCAGTAATAAGTACATGTGCTCCTGTAATAGCAACTCCTGTAGCAGTAGCTAAGGTTGCATTATTTCCTGATATACTAGTTATGTTTGTTACTAAATCTATTTTTAAATTAGCATTTGAAACACCTGTTGCTATTGGTTCTCCTGTTTTTATCTGTGTAGCACTTACAAAAACAGCTGTAGTTACTAAAGTACTTCCATCAGGGCCTGCACCAGCTAATCTTATAAATCCTTTTATTTTTGCATTATTTAGGGACGTCATCATAGCAGTAGTAAAAAAACTACTTGAAGTTTGAATTGTATTACTGCCACCAACCGCACTTGCTGTAGAAGTAGATGCTCTTGCTCCTTCAACTACAACTAGTCTTGGGCCTAGAGACATTCCTGTTAGGTTATTATGAGATAAAGTTACTATTTCTCCAAATACTGAAGAAGTTATTGTTGTGCTGCTAGCAGTTGTATTTACAGTTGTTCTGCGAATTTTTACTATATCATTTGCAAGTTTATCAATAATTGGAATATCATTTAGGAATACAGAAGCTAAGCCGTTATCTAATCCTTCAATTTCTCCTTCTGATAAAACATCATAAGTTAATGCAACTTGAGTTTTATTTGGGCTTCGTCTATCTGATTCGGACTTTGTTCCGAAAGGTGTGCTTATATATTTTGCCATTATCTTCTGCTTACTGCTCCTTGTCCATCGTTTCCATTATTACCACCAGCTCTAGTATATGAACCTGTTCCTGTATAACTATAAGAAGTTGCTGTTGCACTTGCTACATTATAAGTTGTATTTCTTAGTTCTCCAGCTTTAAACCCTTGACTAAGTGCTGTTCCTCCAATCTTCATTGTACCATACAAAAGAGGTACTGGTTGTCCTTGTTCAATATTGTTATCTGCTCCATTAAATAAAAATGAAGGGTCTGACTCCATGCTTCCTGCATCTGGCATAGACATTTGTGTTAAGCCCATCATAGCTAAATTTACTCCTAACATAGCTACTGCCATACCTGCATTTGTTAAAGTAACTGCTGCAGCAGTTCCAGCTGCTGGCATAAAAGTTCCTGCGGCTATTGCTTGTGCTAATGAGGCAGAACCTGAAGCCATAAACTGTCCTCCAACCATCATAGAACTTTGCGCAGTTGCATTAGTAAACATTGTAGCTGTTCCAGGCATAAAAAACATTGCAGTAAGTAACAGTAGTCCTGCAATAAGTTTACCAAGTCCTTTACCAGAACCTGCTGGTACTGGAGTTATAATTACAGTGTCTTTTAAATTATTTAAAGTTAACTCATCAAGACTATCTTCCATAAAGTCCTCTCCATTTTGCACAGTAAATTGTATATTTTTATCTTGACATTCTGCAAGATATTCTTTAAATCCTTCAACTTGACAGTCAATTAATTTTAAAATTTCACGCATAGACTTTTGCCCAGAAGTCCAATCTGTTCCAAATTTTGTTCCTAACTCTCCCATTAATTTAACTTGGGTCATAAATATACTCTCCTTTCTCCGGCAATGATACAATTAAATATGGTATGCCTAAAACTTTTGATGCGTTTTTGTCATGCTCGCTTGGACGACAATCTTGGTTATAGTGACTATGGACTACATATAATATTTTTGAAATAATCGAATGGCGAACGTATTCTTTTGGGTCAATATAAAAAGAATTTTCATCATTACTTTTATTTTCTACAGAAATAAATTTAATCTTGTCATCTTTCTGTACTATGAGTCCACAACCTTCTCGTGGTATCTCTTTCTGCATATGACTATATATTTCTGGTAATAGTTTATTTAAACTTTCTTGCACCTGGGAAACCTCCAAAGTTTAAAGTGTGTCTTGTGTCTTTTCTAGCTTTTCCGGTGCTAGTTGCCGTTCCAGCAGATATAGGATTAAATCCGTATCTAGCTTGACAAGAAGATAATCTTTTTCCACAAACATCTCCTCTTCTATAGTAAATACCGTGTGCTGGTACATTACCTACTGTTGTTATTTTTACTTTCCATACAAATGCTGTTCCTGAAGTAGCTTTTACAAAATTATTATATCTATCATCAGTATATGCATAATAAGTAGTACTTGCATTATAGTTATCAAATACTCTTATTCTTTGCCAATCTGAACTTGAATCTGAAGGAGTAGCACTTGTGTTTCTTATAGCTTGCCAGTAATTTATAACTGTTCCGCCATCTGCAGCAGTATCTATACTACCATTACTTAGATACCTTCTTACTCCACTAGAAGTTCCTAGTGTTGTTGTATTTTTATGATATGAATTTGCTGCCTTAGTTCCTGAGCTATAAGTAGTGAAAGAAGTACTAGAAGGTACGATTTCTTCGTCATCTTCGTTTACATATACTGAATATATTGTTCCATCTATATTATATTTTCCTTCCTCGTGCCAAGTACATCCACCTTTTCTTGCACTTGCATTTTTTGTGGGACTTGCTCCTTGAAATACCCAAGGACAAGCATTGTGTCCTACTATACGATATGGAAGTACTAAGCCTTCTACAGCAAAAGGACTTGCAAGTTCAAAAGAAATTTCTAATGCTGTCTCTTGTTCTACTCTATCTATTACCCAGGTCTGCTTTGGAAATTCTATAGGAGTAGCTCCAGAGCCAGGGTCTCCACTTCCTCCTTTTATATATTTTGCAAGTGTTTTTCTTCTATGTAATTTTTTGCCTATAAGACTTTGAAAATCACTAGTTCCTACAGCTGTCTCAAAATCTGTTGTAACATTTGAGAAAGTAATTACAGGTCTTGGTGAAGTACCTGTAGACGTTACTTCAAATCCTTCTACTTGTAAAGGTATTGCTGTATAAGAATTTAATTGACTGTTAGTGTCGTAATCATAAAGTTGTATAGCTTGTAAATCACTGTCTAGTGCTGGAGCAAAAAATGCTTTACTACTAGTAGTTAACTCAATTTCATAAAGAACTACAAAACCTGAGTTTTGTTCTAATCCTTGAACTTCTTTTATAGCAATTTTTTCTGACATTATGCTTCGTATACTCTTTCTACTGAGGCAGTTAAACTATAAAAGTTATCATATGCCCATGTTTGTGTCCAGGTTTTACAAACTACTTTTAGTGTTTCAGCTCCATTTGTATCATCTATAGTAAGTCTAAATTTACTTACTGCACCTAAACTTTCAAAGAATGCAACTAAATCATCAATTTCTGCTTTAGGTCTAGTAGCAAAACTAAGTGTCATATTTTGAGATAGATTATTTATTCCATCTGCTACTCTTTGTTCGTATCCATCTCCAAAACTTGCTACATGTATTCTTGGAGAAGAAGCTCTTTGAAATCCTTTATCTACAGATACGCCTGCAGAAAATCCTGCTATATTACTTCCATTATTTTGAAAAATTGCTGTTGCCATTTTAACCTAATACTCCTCCAGGTCTTTTTTCTCTTTGTATTGTTTCCATTACTGTTGCTGCTATTACTTTTCCAAGTACTTTTCCTTGTTCTCCACTCATTCCTGTTGAAGAAGAACCTCCATTTGCATCAACGTTTACTACTATATTATTATTTCCACCGCCTTTCATATTTACAGGAATACTTCTTCCATCAGGTAATGGTACTACAGCTTCATTGTGTTTTCCTTCTCCTACTAAGTAAGTAGGTTCTGTTGCTATTCCGCCATTTCTATATCCTGTAATTCCGCCTTTTGCCATTGGAATAACGCCGCCATCTGCCATAGGTATAGCAAATCCCATTGAATTTAATATTCTTAAAGCTGCCATTTTTGCTAATAGCTGAGCCATCATCTGAAGTACGGATTTAAGCATAGATTTAAAAGCATCTTTTAATTTCATAGTTCCTGTAATTAATCCTTGAATTGCATTCTGCATTGAAGATGAAAAAGCGTTTACAACACCATCTTTTAAAACTAGCATTTCGTTTGTTAGTCTTTTTGCAACATCTAATCGTGCGTTTAAGTTTGCTATCTTTGTTATTTCATTATCATCAGCTGCTTTATCAATTGTTGTGTTACTACTTGCTCTTTGTCTTCTAACTTCTTCTATTGCAAAAATTTGTTCTTCTATATCAAGTACTTTTGCTTTTTTCTTAGCTTCATCTACTATTAATTTTGGCATACCCATTGAGCCCTGCATAAGTTTAGTTTGAATCTCCATTCTTTTATTCATTAGTCTGTCTTCTGCTTCCATCAGTTGTTTTTCTTTTTCTCGTAGTCCAACTGAAAGTTCTGACATTAACTTTCCTTTTTCTACAGTAGTTAACCCGTCTCTTAGTACTCTGCCTACTTCTTTTCCATCCTTCATAACTGCGTCAGTGTAAGGTTCCGTTATCTTGGCATAAACGTCCCTACCTAACATAGAAGCGACAGTATCTTGAGTAACACTATCAAGAAGCTGAGATTCTTCTCCTGTTAATAATCTTGAAAAATCTAAATTTTCTAAAACTTCTCCAGTTTTTGTTAGAACATCCCCCATATCTCTAATTGAATTTGTCATATTAGTTAGATTTGTAGAATTAGGTCTTAGTCCTCTTAATGATTTAGTGAAAGCTTCTCCTGTATTTTTTAATATTATAGGAGCATTTGCTAATTCTAGTATACTATCCATACCGGGAAGTCCGCTAGTTTCAAGGGAAGTCATAGTTTTTATAAGATTCGCAAATTCATCTTTTGTTATATCTCTATCATACAATGCATCAAAAAGTGTGTTTCTTTGTTTCTGAATTTTCTCTCTTGTCTTACCATCTACTTTGCTTTTAATTTGGTCTATTGTTTGTATCATGGCTGAAACTATTGAATGTTGATTTTTGTCAAGTCTCATTGATTTTTTATTAATAACAAGGCCCACCATGGTCTGGCTAAGAAAGCCATCTGGACCTCTATTCTTTGTTACTCCTTTGCCCATGCTTTCAACAGCCCCAGAAAAATCAGGATTAGCAAATAGTTTTGCTTTTTTGATTAAATTTGTTAATACTGTATCCGTCATTACTAAATTATCTGCAATTCTTTTTACTTCATTTGCTGTTTTTTCAAATGCATCTGCAACTTGTAGTTGTTTTTCTTTAAATTTTTCTGCTGCTTCATCAGTTTGTTTGAACTTTGATGCTAATTGAGCAAGTATTCCAATTACAGTTATAATTAAACCTGCCCACCCTAGTGCTGAAACAAATCTCGATAATGCCATTCCCATAGCTTTAATTGTTCCTACAAATTTTCCGTATTCTGCTTGCATTATAAGTAATTCTGCTTTCCATTTAGCTCCCATTTTTTTAAACATGCCACCTGACTGTGCTTCCATTTGAACATTATGTGCTTTAATTATAGCTACTGTTTTTTTCGACTCCAGTCTTTTGTGTCTTTCCATATCAGAAAATTTTGTTTTTTGGGAACTCATGTGCCTATCAAACATATCTAGTTTTTTAGGGTCGTCTAAGTTTCCAAATTTAGCTTTTCCATCTGCATTTAACATACCTTGTAAACTTTTTTTACCGGTAGCTGCTTGTCCTGCTATATCTATATTTGGCACTTCTGGAGTAATTGCTTTTAGGATACCAGACCCTAGTAAAGCAAAAGACCCCGCTAATGCGACTACATTTTTGGAAAGAGTTTTAGCTAAAAATTCTGCTACTCCTGTTAGTCCTATCTTTATTTTATTTATTAAGTCGTCGAAAGAAACTGCTAATTTATTAAAAGCGTTTAATTCAGTATTAAACTCACCAAATTTTTCCTCACCTTGGGTTAAAACTTCATTAACTACTGCTTGTGATTTTTCAAATATATTTAAAGCTTGTGCAGATTTTCCTATTTCTTGAGCGTACTTCTTAGTAGCTGTTTCTAGTCTTAGAATGATACCTAGTTCGTCTAGTAATTCTGGTTCCGCTTTTACAGCACCTCTTACTAATCTATTGAATGAGTCTGTTAAATCTCTTCCTAAAGCAACGGAGGCGTTTTTTGCTACATTACCTAATCTACTAAGTTGGTCTGAGCTTAGTCCCGCAGCTCTACCAATAGCGGCTGACTGAGCAGCTTCTGCAAAACTTAACTGAGCTCCTGTAGCAGTTCTTAATCTATCTGTAATTAAAGATAAAGATTCTCCTGTAACATTTGCGTATTCTTGTTGTCCTTGTATTAATATTCTGTAGTTAGCAGCATCTTGTAAAAATCTAAAAGCTGCTCCAATAGCAAATATATTAGCAGCTAAGGTAGCATAAGCAGGCACAAGTCCACCTGTGATGCCCTGAGCCATCTTAGAGAAATTTTTGGTTTGATTTGATGATTGACGAGATGCGCCTTTAAAGTTACGATTTAGAGTTGCTTCAGATTTACCTAGATTATCGACAGCTTTACCAGTCTTCTTAGTCTGACCTTCCATTATTTTTAGAGTACCATCATCTCCTATTTTAAAGATTAGGTCTGCTATGTTAATTTTCTTTTTTCCTGCCATGGTTTACTTTAAATTTGCAGAGTTTATACCTCCGCCTTTTGCTCTTTGTTCTCTAGCTTTTTGTTTCTTTTCAAGTTTCTCGTTTGTTGTTGCTGTGTTTCTTGCTTCAATATGTTTAATAAACAAACAAACTTGTTGTCTTTCTTCTACTTCGTAAGTATCTAGTAATACTTGGAGGGCTGCGTAGTCTTTTCCCATGTAAGAACCACTCATACCATCCCATCTATCAGGTAGTAAATCATGTATAAAAAATGCCACCTGAACTTCATAAGGATAACTTCCTCTTTCAGGCGGCATTTGTTCGGGGTCAGGTTCAATACCTTTTTGGTCACATATTTCTAAATATGTCTCAATAGGTATCTGTCCTGATTTGTACTGTTTATCAAGTAGTTCGAATATTTGTTCTACTTGACTTTGGTAAAATTTTCCAAGTCGCCTGTTACTTCAGTAACCCAAGTATCAAAGTCAGCTCCATTTTTCATTAATGTTTCTGCATTTTCTACATTGAATTCTAATTCATCTTCGGGGTCAAGATTGCTAATATCTACTAATAGAAGCTCTTCTAAGTATTTGTATTTCAAACCCTTCCAACCTCTGATGACTGCTTTACAGTACTCGGTTAAAAATTTATCTTCATCTAGAGTTTCCTCGAAACCTCTAGTTTTTCTGTTTAATTTTTGAGAAACACATCTACTTCTTAATTTGATGAGTTCTTCTCTTGCTAAATAGCATAAGCTAACTGTAAATCCCTCTAATGCGGGGAAGTCAACTTCTACTGTTTTACTTGGAGTCAATAGACTCGCTAATGATACTTTTTCGTTCTGTTCTGTCATAATACTTTCCTTTCTGTTCTGTTAAAATGTGGGAGGGTTTTACCCCTCCCGGTTTACTTAATAATTAAGTTACATCTGGTCCGAATGATACTAGTGTAATTTCGTCTGTACCATCTACTGAAGTAGGCAGTGCATGGAAACTAGTTTCTAAACTAATTAAATCATCGATTGAATGTGTTGGTACTTCTAAATGACAAGTAGGCATAGTCACCGTTAATCTAGGTGAGCCTCCTGTTCCTCCAATAGTAAATACTAAATTAAAGTCATTTGTTATAGTATCTGTAGAAGTAATTAAGTCTTCAAATAAATCTGTACTTGATGCTCCACTTGCTGGAGTATTTAAGTAACAAGTAAAGCTACCTGAAACACTTCTTGTACCTGTAACATGTCCTAGAGGCTGATTAACAATCCCTAATGTTTCTGGTGTTAAGAATGTCATATTATTAGAGATAGTAAAATTACCACCTGTTAATGTCAAAGCATAAGCACTAACAATGTTACCAGTTGCTGTAGCTGTTACAGCTAAATCTGTAAGTCTATTTCTAATGAAGTTATTAGTGTCTGCGGCTGCTGTACCTTCAAAAATTGTTGCTGTTGGCATAGCGGCTTCAGATATGAGTGAACCCATTCCTGACCAACTTGCTGTAGCTATTCCATCAATATCATAATCAACTGATACTTCGTTTACTACACAGTCTGCAATTTGATAAATAACTGGATTTGATTTTCCGCTACCCATTTCAAAATGTAAACTAAATGTATCTAATGCTGCTACGTTTGAGTTTCCAAAAGCTACAGTACCTGCTCCTGAGCCTCCAGAAGTAAATCCTGCGCCTGAAACACCTACTGCTGCTTTACCTGCTAAAGCATTCCATAGAGCTTCTTCGACCATATGGCCATTTCCGTCTGAAGCATGTTCTCCACCAGCATCTGCTCCGCCAGTAGCGAAAGGTCTGATGTATGTTGAAAAAGACCATTCTGCTGGTGCATAAGAATCGGTAAACATTTGTCTAGCTCTTCTACTTACTCCGGCTGCTGTGGTCATCTCGTTGAGTGTTACCTCGGTTGTGTTTGTCGCCTGAGAAAAACTAAAGCCATCTAATACAGGTATATTGTACACAGCATTTGCGCTGTCCTTTAGATGAACTTTCGTATCTCGACTAAAATAAAATGTATCTGCCATTTAATTTCTCCTTTTAAATGAAAAGAGCGTTAGCTAAACTTTTGTCTGCCGCGGCTGTTTTCTAGTATTGAACTACGCAGGTTAGTTCCCCTATTCCTAGAGGGTCTAACACGCCTTCGTCCGTGTCAATACTAACTATTGTTGTTTGGATAGTGCTTTGCACTGCCCCCAAGTTGTTAGTATACGTGATTGGGTTATTTGTTTCTAGTACAGTTTCTACATCTTCCATTAATCTTTCTAATGCTTCTACTGCGTCGTCTTCTTGTACATAGCAACGAATGGTTAAAGTTAAATATCTAAACTTTTCACCTGCTCCTAAGTACTCTCTTGTTTCACTACCTGCATTAATATGCACGGCGGGAAATTCTTCTATTTCGTCCCAAAATTTTAATCTTGGTGAAACATCTGATACTGAACTTAAAAAATGTCCTGTACCATCTATTTCTTCTATTTTAGCAGCTAAAGAATTTACTATAGCACTTCGTCGTGTTGTGTAATCTCTTTGTGCCATTATAAACTCCTAGTTCTTATAAATTTGTTGCCTGTTAACTCCATTGCTATTTCTCTAATAGTTCCACCAATAAGTTTTCTTGGGTCTCTATTTCTACTTCCCATGTCTCCTCCTGGTTCAAACGTTGCGTAAGGGTCTTTCATATAAGTATATTGTACTTCTGTTCCTCCTCTTGGCCCTACCATAACATTCTGAACTTGAGCACTTCTTCTTAATCTTCCTGTTCTATTAACTAGTGCTGGAGTACCCATGTTATCTAATAGTCTTTCTGCTAACTGAGCTTGAATTAATTCTTTTAATGCTATAGGACTTGTTGTTGCCCCTGCTACTCCCATTCCCATCATACCAGAAGACTCACTTCTACGACTTGTTTTATTTCTTTTCTTTGCAGCTATGACGCCTCTAGATTTTCTTTTGGCTTTTTCTTTCTGTCTAAATGAGCCGTTTTCGCTTGTTTTTTGTGTTCTTCCTCTATTTGCCGCGACTTTTTTATTTACTTTGAATCTCATGTCTGGCTTACCACTTTTAGTAAAAAAACTAGTAACAACTTGTGCTAATACTGCATCTTTTGCCATTTCTGCAATAGACTTAGAGGCTTCGTACTCAGGGTCTAGTGGGCCGTCTTTAGTACTTAATAATTTATCTCTTATCTGTTCTATTATACGATTTACTGACTTTTTATCCGCATGAGTCATATAATGCTGATGCTGGTCTCCACCTTGGTGAAGCTGAATACGTATTACCTTATCTGCATTTACTATACTACTAATGGTCTCACTGGTAATTTTAAATTCATTGTCTAATTCACCTAATACATCATAGAAAGCTTTTTTATATATATCTGTAGACGTAACACCTTTAGGAAGCTTAAACTTGTTATGTTTAATATCCTGTAAAGCCTCTACTAAAGATACTACAGGTACTGAAGTATCACTTGTCTCGTTGGTACTGCCAAAAGCGTCTTGACTTGCAGTAGGGCCGTGTAATCTTAGTGCTTTAGAACCGGTTCCTGAGGAGCCTATTTTTTTTGCGGCATATCCTTTTTGAGCTGTTCTAGGCTTTTTCTTTCCTGCTCCTGCTCTAGATAGTTTTAGGGCCTCTCTTACCATTGTAAACCATAACATATTTATAACTTTTCTATTTTCTCCGCCTTTTGCAGTTTGCATACTACCTGCATAAGTTACTACAGGTCCTAAAGAGTCTAGTTGCATCATACCCTGTTTGAGATAAACCGCTAGTTTTTTACCTCCTATTCCTCTTTTTGAAAAGTTTGTATACTTAGCTAATGCTGATTCTCCTCTTGCTTTGTCAGGATTAGCAAATATTTTATACCCTTGTTTTATATGTGCATTTTTTATATTACGTGGTGTATATACATTATTAAAAGCTGTTGTTACGGCTTCCATTAAAATTCGTCTTTCGTCAGCTGTTAAGCGTGCTCCTTTGCGTGTTTTAGAGTTTAATATAGCATCTTCTATAGATGCAAAACACTCATCTATAGTTGTAATTTTATTAAACGTAAGGTCAAATACAGAATCTCTATATTGTCTGTCTCTAGCTGAGTCATCGTTTGCAGCCGTCATTATATCTCCTATCAGTGCACGTACTGACATTATATAATGACTCTATATAAATCAAGTATTCTTTTTATGTGGTCTGGGAAATCTGTATTGTCCCTAATCCCTGAAGTTCCTTGATTCTGCAATGTTGCTCCTGCTATTGTTCTTCTTTCTTTATGTTCGTCTTTTAAATAGTAGTTAACTAAATCAAATAAAGCTAACTTTAAATCTTTTGGACACGATGCATATCCTGCGTTGTAAACAACTTTTACTGCTCCTACACCTTGTGGAAATGCTTTCTTAGTTCCACTTATATTTGTTCTTATAATGGAATCTGCTGATTCATCAAAGTAGTATTCGTAGCTGCCT